CATCATCTGTAGAATATCCCCAACCACCTGTTCTTGATACACCATCACCATCGTTTCTTGCTACTGGTGTAATGGCTGTAACTGCACCACCAGATGTTGAAACTGAGAACTGAGCCGCTCTCAAGTCAAACCATTTAGTTGATGTTGCTAGATTATCGTGTCCTGTATATGATGCATGAACTGAAAAGTCTGTACCATTTACATTTAAGTTTGGATGATAAAAGTTATAATCATACACGTGTAATAAACTATTATGAAACTTAGTACTTGACCAATCACTGTTTGGATCTACTTGTGTAGGACTACTTGTAGTAAGACCAGTAACTTGTTTTGATCCATTAACATCAAGTTCTAAACCAAATGTTCCAGTACCTGCAGGTGTAAAAGAAGTACCAGCAGAGTTTATGATTTGTTGTTCTCTAAAGTCCCAACTTAAGAATGGCTTTTGTTTATACTGTGTTGTGTTGATATCATACGTAAATGATGGTAATATAATCAAATCTGTTTTTGCGGCAATCTGTGCCGCTGTTTGTGTTCCATTGATATTTGGATCATATGTAACTGCAATATAACTTGTTTTACTATTTGTCCAAAACTCTCTTTGTGACCAGTTGTAGTTTGATTGAACTTCATCAAATGCTAATGGTGTTTCAAATCTTTGTCCTTCTGGTGCTTCCCAATAATCAACTATAAGTGCATCAAAGTGTGCAATAATCTTATCGACAATCTGTGTAACTGAATAACTGTTTGGGTTTCGTTGTGAGTCTGATTGAACTCCTGAACTTAATATTGCGGCATATAGTGCCTCTCTTGAAACTAAAAAAGGGTATCGTGCTAAAATGATATCAGAGTTACCATTTGCATATGCTGATCCCATCGCTGTTGTAAAATGTTTTAAATCGTATCCACTCATAATGTTTGCTCCTTATCCTAATGGTCCTGTCTCTGCTCTACGTCTGTAAGCATCTTGGACAACACCTGTAATCAATCTTTTGTTTTCTAAAATAAACTGTGCGCCAGTTTGTGTATCAATAGCATTGATATTAAACTGTACTGTGACTGGATCTCCTCCAGACATGTTTGTTAAGTTTTCGTTTGATACTACTTCACCTGCTCGTCCAGGTAAGAATAGTTCTGGTCCCCTCTCACCTACTAGTATAGGCTTTCTACCTGAGTTAACTGTTCCACCGTTTGCGAATAATCCACCTAATAATGCACCAGCACCTACCAATAGTCCTATACCTGGTAAAGCGGCTGTACCACCAAGTGCACCTAATATTGCACTACCAACTCCAGTACCTGCACTTGCGTTAGTTGCCTTTAATATTGCGGCTCTAACTGTTGCTTCAATAAGTGCGGCTATAATACTTCTTAATGTATTCATTGCAATATCTTTTAATGATGAAAAGCCGTTACCTAATCCTAATAGCATGTCTGCCATTGCACCAGATATACCACTGATACTTTTATCGAATGCTTCTTCAACAGACTTTGCTAAATCAAATGCATTCTTATCTGCTTCTTGGAATAACTTAGATAGTGTGTCAAACTGATGTTGTTGTACTTCTGTTAGTTCGCCTGTTTCTTTTTTAATCTTTTGAAGTTGTTCAAATAACTTTTTTTGATGTCTTGTAAGATTAACTGTTTTAGCAGATGCTTTATCCATTTCATCAACAAAGTCTTCAAACGTTTGTAGTTGTTCTGGTGGAATAAACTCTACGTTCAATATTCTTGCGGCTTCACCAAGTTGTTCTACTGTTGCACCTTGTTGTTTGTAAAGTTCAAACAATGCTTTGTTTTTTGTTTCTAACTTTTCTGTTTCTAATACTTGTTGTTTTAATGTTTCTAATGTCATTGGTGCAAACTTATTCATTTCTGCGTTTACACTTGCAAGTTCTGCCTTTAATGTATTCATAGCAAAACTCATACCATCAGTCATGCTTTCACCTTCTTGAAGTGATAATGCAAGTTCATCTATACGTGCTTGTAACTCTTGGGATCTTTCAACTAACATATCATAATCGTGTATTAGTTTTAGATTTGGATTTTGTAAGAATGTAAGTTCTTGATTTAATCTTGTAATCTCATCTCTTAACTTTCCAGTTTCCATTGTGTAATGTGCTGTTGCTTCAGCACCAGTACCTACACGATTGATACCTAATGTAAATGCTCTATCGTAAAGAGAAAGTGCATATACAGTTTTTCTAATCTGTTGTTCTAGTTTTTCTTCATCTGATGCTAAACTGTCTAGTGTTGCTTGATATGGATATACGTGTTTCAACAACTCAGCAAAATGTTCTGCTTGAGATTTGATTTCTTCGTTTTGGTCTTTTAGAGCATCTTTATTCTTTTTGTTTGCATCTGTATTCTTTTTTGTGGCTTCTTCAAGTTCTAATATTTTAAGTTCAAGTTCAGCAATAAGATTTAGTTGTTTTTCATATGCAGGATTAGATTCTTGGAATACTTGTGTTTGTTCTTCAATCTTATCAACAAATCTTTCAATAGTATGATTTGTATGGTCAATAGTTCTATCAAACTTTATACCATCACCGATAACTTTTGTTATTGTTGGCGACATTTTTAATAGTGCCGCTTTCGCATCAACCAACTGTTCGTTGAGCATTGCAAGTTCATCTCTAGGTTTTGCAAACTCTTCCAACTCGTCTGTTAGTGCCATTACAAGTATTTTGTATGCACCTGTAACTTTAGTAATCTCACCTATCTTAACTAATGCTCTACCAAATGCATCACCTAATCTAGTTTCAAGTTGGTCTGTTGTTGGTTCTAGTCTTTTGAATGCATCTTCTAGTCCATTTGAGTTAAGTAACATATCAGCAAAAACACCAGCAGTTAGTCCGCCGCTTTGTGATAGTTTTCTTAAAGATCCGATTGTATGACCACTCTCTTTTGCTATGATGGCTAATGCTCTACCTAGACCTTCTGAGATAGATACAAACTCATCACCACGAACTGTTCCGGATGCCATTGCTTGACCAAACTGTCTAGTAACAGCGGAGGCTGTTTGAGCATCAGCACCAGCAACAACTAGTGCTTTAGAAAACTTTGAAGTAAGTTCTACAACTTGTTCAGTGTTTAGTCCTAGTTCTTCTGTAACAGTTGATAAGTTTGTGAATAAGTCAACAGTTGCACCAAATGATGTTCTGTTATCAATAGCAAGTTTTGTTAATCTATCAATAGTTGCGGCAAAATCATCTGCACCAGTAGTAACAAGTCTTAACTGATTGACAGTATTTTCATATGCTCTTGTGGCTTGAATAACTGCATTTGCACTTGCTATAGCGGCAGCACCAACCGCGGCAAAACCTATTTTAGCGATGGATAATCTACTAGTTAATCCACCTAAGGCACCGGCTGCCACACCAGAACTCTTTGTGAATCCGCCCATACGACCATTAAGACTATTGAGAGCCTTATCTATGTTTTTTAACTGGCGGGATGCTTGGTCGTCTAATCTGACCTTGAGTTCTATTGTTTCTGTTGTTGCCATCTGCTTTCTCCTTCAAGAATGCTAACCAATAGGTCACAATGGTGTAATCCATTTTTAGAACTTCTTCTATCTTGTAGCCGGTTTCGTGTGCAAGATAGAATAGGCTCCAGAGGTGCCTATCGGTCTTTAGTTTCCCAATGCTTCATCCACACTAGGTGCTTTTGAGTTATTAAACTCAGTAACAATCTTTAAAATAACAGCAGGATCAACACCGTTCATTATTTCTGCTTTTTCCATATCAGTAAATAATCTTTTACCATTTTTATCTAAAGCACGATTGATTAATACTTGTACAAGTGCTTCTGCTGATTTGCCACTGTTTTGTAGTTCTATTACTTTCGCCTCTTGTGCGAAACTTGTTCCATTACGGTAATAGATTGTAGTATCCCATTCTGGAACTTCCATTTGTTTTAGTTCGCCTATTACGACTTCATTGAAATGCTTTCTAGCATTATCTAATATTTTCTTTGTCATTTTAAGTATGTTCCTCTTTTCAGTTTATCTTTCACTCTATTTAATGCAGGTCTAGACATACCGTCTGGAGCCTGCTTTGAATGACCCTTATCAAGTCTTCCAATGTAAGGCACATCATTACGAGTACCTTCACTATTTTTTGTCCATCCACTTTTAGCACGACCCGTGTCTACAGGAGTAAGTGAAACTACTTCTTTATGTAAGTCAGTTTGCATACGATTTATCATAGCAGTAACTTTTTTAAAAAGTGATCCTTTCACTCTTGTATTAACACGGGTCGATATCATTTATTATGCACCGTTATCGTTTGTTGTGCCGTTGACTTTAGTAATCGCACCTGTTCCAGTGAACGTGATTGATGCTTCGACCATACCATCTACTGAAGATGAGATAGTTCTTGAAGTAATCAATGCTGGGAAACTGTAACCGATTTCATACTGGTCGTCACCTGTAGGCCAGAAGTTGACTGTAACTTCAGTTGATCCTGGCTGTGTATCTGCGATACCAGTTGGACCAGTTGTTGAAGTTTTGTCATCGTGGTCTCCTGGAGATGATGGTTCATCTGCTGTCCAGAAAACATCTGCTGAGCCAGACACTGACTTAAACGTTGCTTTGTTTGTTCTAAATGCAACTCCTGTCACACTCATTGTTGTCGCATCGATAACTTCTTGTGTTTCTTCGATTGAGAAGGAACGTAAAGAAGCCACCGCTGTTGCACCAATGTAGATTGTGCCAGTGCTACCACTATAGATTGTGTTTGCCATTGTTGGTCTCCTAGTTGTTAAGTATTTCCTCGAGAGTAAGTATATTGAATACCAACTCTGATTGTTTGGCTTATAGTAGGATATGAAGATACTTCTATCTCACCTACTTCTAATACTTCAGTTGTTTGAGCCTTACTATCTCTCTTTCTATCTGCTTCTAGTTTTTCTTCGATAGCCTCTATGATATCTGAAAGTTGCTCTTCGGCTTTTTCAGTTTTAGACTTGCCTTCTAAGTGAACTGTGATAGCGACTTCTAGAGTTGCTAAACGCCACTCCATTGCGATATCTTCTTTAGTTTCACTTTCA